AGGCCTCATCTGCTTTTGTAGTTGCAGTTGTAGCACTTATAGCAGAAGCATTTTTAGAAGCTAGTGCATCAGCTTGACTTAATGCAGCGGCATTTTTACTGGCTTCAGCATTAGTAGCACTTAGATCAGCTAAGTCAGCACTATAGTCAGAGGCTACAGCACTAGCTGCAGAGGCAATTGCACTTTGGGCAGATTGTGTAGCGCTAGTACTAGCATTAGTTTGACTATTAGCTGCATTGTTAGCACTTGTTAAAGCATTTGCAGCACTATTGGTAGCCGAAGTAGCTTGAGTAGTAGCAATTACAGCTTTAGCATCTGCAGTAGTAGCTGATGTTTGAGCAGCATTCCTGTAAAGTAAGGCATTGGCCTCAGAACTAGCTGCAGCATCTTCGCTAGCAGAAGCATCAGCAGCAGCTAACTGTGAATCAGTAGCACTATCCTCAGACAAGTCTGCAGAGACACTAGCTTGTGCAGCACTTATAGCTGCATTTGTAGCACTCTGAGAAGCAGCATTAGCTTGGGCTGTAGAATTAACTACACTCTGAGCGGCAGCTTGGGCACTGCCACTTGCTAGGTTAGCACTTGTAGATGCGGCAGTAGCAGATAAAGCAGCTTGAGTTGCACTGGCAGCTGCAGCAGTTACTTTTTGAGCTAGTGTAGAAAGTTCATCAGCGAACTGTTGTGCAGTTCCTGTGTAACCATTTTGTACGGCAATCTCATAAGCACTAAAACCTTGTGCTCCTTGACCACCAGTACGAGACAATGATAAAATATAGTCTACTGTCTGTACTGTTAAAATGTTGTTTTGTGTAGTTACTCCAAGTTCAATAGAGCCAGGATTTACAACTACTTCATAATTTTGCGTAGCCATATTATAGCTCCGTTGGAGAGTATCTTACTTCAACTAAGCCTCTAAATGGTTTCCATACTTGTTTGCGACTACCTATACCTGTATCTCTGATCTCAAGATCAATATAGCCATATACAGGTTTGTTAGGGGATGGTTGTGGAGACCACCCTGCAATCAATGTTTCTGGTAACACCATAATAAATTGATTATTAGTGTCTGTTGTATCTAGTAATGGGATATCAACAGTTACACCGCCTGGTTTTACTGTCTCTGGAATTGTTCCAGCACCATCGTTATTTGCTTCTACGACTTTACTAAAGATCTCATAATTTGAAATATTAGTAAGCCATGATAGGGTTAAATTTAAATGTATCTGTTCACCCTTAATAACAGATACTAGTACTGCACCATCATCGGATATTAAATCCTTTGATGCAGACGTAATTTTACTTCGTGCCATTTTCTTCCTTTCTCGATCCTCAGATGGAGCTTAGGTTAATGAAATCACAATTTTTTAATTGCAATGTATCCTCTTCTTTCCCAACCATACCTTTCAAGTATTTTGGTAAAGGTATTGTCCTCGTCAAAATGACTTCCTGTGGACATAACTAGTTTAATGTCTAGTCTTTTTGCTTCTTCTATTAGTTCCTGATGTAGAAACTTTATAACCCTTGCAGCAGATATCCCTGTTTGATTTGAACAGAAATATGACTGTTGTAATATTTTTTCTTTTGTATGTAGATTTAATCCAGGAATAGCGTATATCCATCCTATGATCTTATCCTCTTTTACTGCCATTCTAACAAATTTATTTCTTCTAACTAAATTACTTAAGTTATCATAAGCTAATTGTTTATCTGCAGGGATAAAGCTTTCATCATTTAATTTCAGATACATATCAACACAAAAATGGATATCTTCTAATGTTCTTGGTTTAATTGATTCCATTAATAATATCTTATAATAATATTACCTAGGGAACGCCTAGGATCTCTCTTTAGCGTCCCCTGGTAAATGTAATAATTTTAACTCATTTTACCAACCTAAATTCAAATAAATTGTGCCACCAATACTACTAGAGGTAGCTCTTACATTTAATGTAGCAGCAGGTCCAGTAGCTTGATTTTGAATTAAACTTGTTGATTTTGTAGTATAGAATGCTGGAAAACTTAATGTTTCAAATGTATTCCAAGCACCTGTACTGTTAACTCTATACTCTACAAGTACAGGTATAGCTGATCCAGTATCATTATATCTACTAAGAGATACATCTATCCAAAAATAACTTCCCCTAGGGATAGTTGTCATGCCAACAGTTGGATAACCAACTTGCATACTAGACAATGTTATTGGGGGTAATGGAGTAGTTGAAGTATCTGCAATAGCCCAAGATATAGCATTTCCAGCTTGAATTGTTCTAGCTGCATTTGTATACCAAGTTGCTGTAGCATTTTCTGTACCTTCTGTAAATGAATCAGCTGTCATACTAAAGCTAAAGCTGCCGCTAGGTCCAGGAAAAGTTACTGAACCTTGTAATTGATTCTCAGATGTATCACCAGCCGTAACGTTAGTTCCACTTATAGTATAATATAAAGTAATTGGAAAAGAAGGAACATTGCTAAAACTCCAAAATACAGTTAAACCAGCACCTTCATTTACTGTGCTTGGCGAACTAGAAAAACTATATGAGGGAGGACTTAAAGAAATGTCTCCAATATCCCAACTTAAACTGTTACCTGCAGATATAGTTCTGCTAGAATCTTTGAAAAAGCTAATAGTTGCTGTTTCTGGGCCATCTGTAAAACTATCTGGCGTCATTGTAAAACTAGGGGCTCCAGTGGATGCAAAGCTGCCAGTTAAAGAGCCTGATGTAATATCACTTGCTGAAATTCCAGATATACTATAATATAAGATAGCAACACCCTGTGAAGGGTTACTTGGAGTAGCATATATTTGAACACTACTGCCTTCATTAATAGTCCCAAAAGGTGCTCTATCAAAAGTCCAAGTAGTTTGAGATGTATCATTAATAATAAGTGTTATCTTATTATCATTAGCAACAGGTCCAAAGTTTATTTGATTTTCTAATAATCTACTAGAAGAAGTGTAAAACCTAAAGGTTAAAGTTTCTGTACCTTCTGTTAATTGATCAGCAAGAGTATTAATATATGTATAATGATCTGCACTATCTAATATGATTTGGCCATCAATACCTCCAGAGATAGCGGTTGTAACTAAATCTGTATCTGAAGTAGTAACTCCAATTCCTGTAATTCTGTAATATATAGTCTTAGGGTAAGATGTAACATTAAAACTTCTTACTCTCAAGTATGTTAAACTACCTTCATTTTCAGTAGTGCTATAGGTAGTAGTATTGGGGTATACAGAAATTTCGTAACTTGGAGGACTTATGGAAGTGTCTTCAATAATCCAGCTAAGTGAATTGCCAATAGGTACTGTCCTTCCTGAATCAGAGTAAAAGTTAATAGTAGCTGTTTCATTACCTTCTGTTGAAGTATCAGCGGCCATTGTTAATGTTGTTCCACTTGAGGAATTAAAACTTCCAGTTAATGAGTTAGAAGTTAAGTCTGAGGCAAGTATTCCTGAAACAGAGTAGTACACTGTTATTGCTGGTGCCAGTGCATTGCTAGGGGTAGCACTAAATGATATAAAAGTATTACTTCCAGTTTCAGCAATTGAGCCTGTACTTGGATTCTTAGTGAAGGACCAAGTAGTTTTAGAAGTATCACTTATTGTTATAGATGCGGGTGTACCTAACTGTGTAGTAAAACCAGAGTCCAAATATAAAGTAACAGTTAATATTTCATTACCTTCGGTAAATTGATCAGCTGAAACATCTACTTTATAATAAGTGAAAGGTCCTGTGAGTGCTACTGGCCCTGATGTAGCAAAATTAGTATCTGCATTTGTAATACCAGTTCCAGTAAACTTGTAATATATTGTTACAGGGTAAGTAGGTATAAAACTACTATCTATACCAATATAAGTACTAGCGCCTTCATCTACAGTTCCAGGTGGAGTAAAGAAATAAACACTATAAACTGGAGCACTAAAAGAGCTATCATTTACATCCCATGATAATGTATTGCCAATTTGTATAGTTCTACTAGAATTAGAATAGAATGTTATTCCTACTGTTTCTAAAGCTGGATTTTCAGTAGTATTATCTGCAGCCATTGTTATAGTTAAACCACTTGTAGAAGTAAAACTACCTAACGTCCCAGCAGGACTAAAATCGCCATCTAAGATATTAGTACCACTTAACCAATAGTAAATAGTAGTTGGAGCTTGTGCGGGATTACTTGGAGTAGCCGTGAATGAGATAGAATTATTAGTTGTCTCATTAAAGGAACCTGTAGCTGGAATTCTAGCAAATGTCCAAGTAGTTTTAGAAGCATCATTAAGTACAATTGATACTGAATTGCCAAGTTGAACTGTTCTATTTGAATCAGAATATAGGGAGAAGGTCAATGTTTCATTACCTTCAGTATATTGATCAGCAGTAGCATTAATATTAAAAGATACTGTTGGACCTGTCACAGATACTGAACCTAATAAAGGATCAAAATCAGTATCATCAACTGTTATACCTGTACCAGATAGTCTATAATACGCTGTAAATGGGTAATTTAATACATTAGCACTATTTATAGTAAAAGAGAAATCTGAACCCTCATCTATTGAAGTTTGGGATACAGATAACGAGTATGAAGGAGGAGTCTTGGAAGTATCTCCAATATCCCAACTTAGTAAATTACCAATAGGTATAGTCCTATTAGAGTCTGAATAAAAAGTAATTCCTGCTGTCTCTAAATTTTCAGTAGATAAGTCTTCTCTCATATTAAGAATAAGACCTGAATTACTATTAAAACTTCCTTCTAATGATGCAGAAACTACATCCCCAGAAGTAATTCCAGTTCCATTTAACCAATAATATATTGTTGTATTTGGAGCTAGAATATTACTAGGAGTAGCAGTAAAGGATATTGATTGGCCTTCATCAATAGTGCCACTTGAAGGGATTCTTGCAAATGTCCAAGTAGTCTTAGAAGCGTCTCCAATATTAAAAGTAATTTGATTTCCAATAGGAGTAGTGTAACCTGAATCAGAATAGAATGTAATTGTAACTGCTTCTGTACCTTCAGTAAGTTGATCTGACTGAATTAAAAATGAAATTGTTTCTAAAGCATCAGATATACTCCAAGAGCCTTGTAGTATACCTAAACTAAAATCTTCTGTTGTAATTCCACTACCAATAATTTTATAGTATATAGTTGTTGGATAAACAGGAACATAAGTACTACTAGCTGTTACTGTTACAGATACCCCTTCATCTACAGTAGCTGTATTTGGATCTCTTGTGAATAACCAAGAGGGAGGTGGTGTCTTAGAAGTGTCTGCAATATCCCAAGTTACTGTATTACCAACTTGGCGAGTTAATTGTGTATCATCATAGAAGGTTAGAGTAACTGTTTCTGGATTAGTTTCTGTAAATAAATCTGGAGCCATTGTAAGGCCGATACTTTGTCCAGTAGCAGTTATATTCCAATTAAATATCGTAGAATTAGGAGGAGAGCTAAAGTCTGAATTTGTAATGTCAGTACCAGTCATTTTACCAAATATTAACTTTGGTAATACTGCATTTGTACTAATTGTGATTATTTGATTTGATCCCTCATCTACAGAAGCATAAGATCTAGAAAACACAAATTGAGGATCCCCCATTGACCAAGATATAGAATTACCAATAGGTATTGTTCTTCCTGAGTCTGAATACATATCAAAGAATACAACTTCTCCAAATATACCTTCATAAGTATAATCTTCTACACCAGTAAACTGTAAAGTAACTGGAGTATTATCATAGAGTATTGTTTCAGTTAATAAAGTACCACTAATAAAATCAGCACTGGTTAAATTAGCATTTCCACCAGTTATCTCTCCATAAACAGTATAAGGATAACTTAAATAATTAGGTGTTATAGTAAGTGTTTGAGTCTGACCTTCTACAACAAACCCCTCACTTCTAGATACGGAAATAGCATCTATAATTTGCCATTCTAGTCCTGTAATAATATCAGTACCACTAGCATCTCTATAAAAAGTTATTTGAAAAGCTTCTGTACCCTCTGAAAAGTTATCTTCTTTTATATCAAATAATACTTGTTGATCTGTAGATGTAATATTAAATGGAAAAACAGCATTAGTTAAGAAATTAGTATCAGAATCTGATGTACCATTTCCACTAGCAATTCTATAATATATAGTATAAGGATATGCAGGTACATTAGTACTTTGAACTCTAACAACTAGGCTAGTACCCTCTCTAACTAATGCAGTAGTAGGGTTACCTGTTATTTTAGAAAAAGACCAATTAATTGGAGTTAATGAGGTATCTACTAGTGTTACATTAAACCCTAAATCTGCTAACCTAGTTCTTGGTATTGGCATGTCCTTATCTAAGAATATTGTAAATGCTTCATTACCTTCTGTAGTTAAATCTGCTTTAAATTTAAGAGTAAATGATCCAGATCCATTTGTAGTAGTAACGTAATAAGTATCACCTGAAACATAATTTACTCCATTGATTTGAGCGATATCATCTTCAGATGCACCTGTAATAGATGTTAATCCAATAATTGCTCTAGTACCAGTTGGAGCTGCCGTAGTTACATTATATGTATATTCAATACCTTCGTTAATAGTACTTGGACCTGAGATAGACCAACTATACTCTAATGAAGTATCATTAATTAACATATCAACAAATACAGAAGGATTATCATCAATAGATAATCGAAGTTTCTTTGGACCATCTACTCTAAAATCTAGTTTAGCATTAAATGTCCTTGAAGTGCTGGGTGGGTATACATTAGCAGGTAAAGTAAATCTGTTAGAGGTTACAGTCGCACCACTACCTAGCGTAACAAGAGATACCCAATCATTACTATCGAAGTTTTGGTCTATAGCCCCTACTGCAGTTGGTATTTGTGTTAACGTATAATTTACTATTCTAGGTGAAGTTGAAGTTTCTAATGTGGTTAGAGTAACTGTAAAAGACTCACCTTCATTTATACTACTTACATTTGGAGTAATTTTTAAATCATAAAAACTTGAATTTTTAAGACTAAAAGATTGTGGTATCCCAACTAATGCAGTTCCACCTACAGAGGTGATAGTCATTGTTACTGTTTCAGTTTGTTCAAAAATACTATCAGATGCAGCATATATAAAAAAGCTTGCTGTATTATTATTAACAACAAAAGTATTTGTTAACCCATCTCCAAAATCAGATGCAGTAACTCCAGTACCAGATAGAGTATATCTTAGTTGTCCACCAGTAGGGACATTTGTTGTAGTTACATTACATTGTATAGGGCTAACATAACCTTCTTGAGTAATAGTTGGATTAAGAGTTAATACATAGCTAGCGGCAGGGAAACCACCACCATTATAGCCAGGGTTGTAACTTAAAGCATTAGAAAATAACGGATTATGATCTATACTTGTTGGTAATATTTGTTTTACACTACTATATCTAGTAGAGTTATTAAAAAACCTAGAACCTGTAAATGGTAAAGTACCTGTTTTATTCTCATCTAATATTTTTGGAAACCAAGAAGTTAAATAGCTTCCATTTTGATTGTAAAAACAAAGATATTTTTCTCTTTTAAAATTTGAACTATCAATATATGTTAACTTGTTAGTTTCTAGATTTGGTAAGAAATAACAAGCGTAGTCTGTTGGTGGCACGCTATTCTGCTGATTACCATTAGGCATTACATAATAATCAAAGAATTGTGAACTTGCAGGATCTATTTTAAGGTGAGACTTAGTTGTATCAAATACACATTGATTAGAACTATTAAATAGTCTAGCTCCATAACCTAAACCAGCAGTTGTTATTTGTCCAAGACTAAAACAATATATTTCAGGTATATCTGAAGATACAGGAAGATAATCAGTATTAGCAGCAGCGTATACATAAATATTTTCATTACCACTATAAAAGGGATTTGCAACATTATAAGCTTTATTATTAATACTGTCTGGAGGTAATGAAATATAGAACACTCCATTACTTACAGTTGGTGGTGTATACGTAATCCTATACACTACATAATTACGAGTAATTCCATCAGCATGAGTAAATGAAAAACTTGGAATGTCAGAAGAAACTTCTGCACTAACAAAAGTAGCTCTTCCAGCAAACCAAGGTTTTACTAATTCATTATCTAATACTAATTCTGATGAATCATTAAAAAATTTAAAACCATAACTCATTTTAATAGCACCAATATTTTAGTTGGCTTCTTTTCAAAACCATGTGTTGCAAGAGTAGGAGAAAAATCTGGATTGGCTGACCAATAACTAATCTGAGGATAATCACCTATTGGCGCATATCCTTGATAGGGATCATGAACTCTATATAGGTAATCTCCAGATACCAAGGGTATAACTGTAAGTCTACGGCCTGTTTGGGTTGTATATCTAATTACAGTTGGGGATCCAGAAGTAGCCGTTGTAGATAAGTCTAGTATACCAAGAGGTATTCCCCCATAGCTACTAGAATCAAATTCTAATCCACCTGAATCATTATATGTTTGCATACCATATGCCATACTTTTCTCCTAAATTTTATATTGCTAAGTTACCTATAACAACTCTTTTCTGATTATCAGAACCATAGACTATTAATTGACTATCTGTTAGTAGTATTCTGTTAGCACCTGTTGTATTACCAATGGCTAAAGCGGAAGTAGAAAGAGTACCAGTAATAACTGCACTACCATCTACATACAGGGTCACTAGACCCCAACTAGATCCATTGTATAAATATGTCTTAGACCACTTGGTAGCACTAGTATTATTAAACAAAGTAACTCTATCCCCAGATCTTGCTGTATTGTCAGGAGAAATATAGGCATTGTTTAATGCTGCCTGACATGCAGTTGGAATATCGGTTGCACCTTCTGAGGTTGTAACAGCCCAAGTCAATATAGCAATACCCCTTACTCCAGGAATGCCTGGGAGTCCCTTATCACCTTTTACAGTTTGTAAAAAGAGTAAACTTTGAGTATCAACTACTGAATTACTTCCAGCTAGATATAATACACCTCTAACAAACTTTGTAGTCAAAGGTACACTAGAGCTATCAACTGTTATTGTTTTAGAAGTAGTGTTATCACTTGCAGAACCAATTGTTGTCCATGTAGTTCCATCTGCACTTCTTTGAATTTCAATTTTACCAGGATACGCAGAATAAGGATTATTACCAGACTTTACTTGAGCATCAAATGTTAAAGTAGTGGGTGCATAGGTTAATAATACGCTATCATAAACTAAACTAGTAACGTTAGGTGAAATCTTATAAATAGAGCTAGACTTCATTTTAGTTAATGAAAATATTTTCCTAGCTACAATTTCAGTACCTACTTTTGCAATATAGGTTACCGTTGCTATATTAACGGTAGGTGAAGGATCAACACCAGTTGTTATTTGATAAATACCAAGACTATTAATTGTACCTACAGGTGGAGTAATAAAGCCAGTACTGCTCTCATACTCATAAGTAACTCCAGCTGCAATTTCAGCTCCTTTATAAACTGTAAATTGTCCTGTAGCTCCCTCATAGCTAGTTACTGCACCAGTTTCATTTGAAGGAAGACCTTGACTATCATTGCTAATAGAACCACTATAAGGGCTAGTACCATCTTTACCATCAATACTTTTATTAACAATTAACTCTTTCCTACCGACTACAGTAGTGCCAATCTTAGCAATAAAAGTTGCTTTGCCTATATCACTAGATATTGCACTTACAGTAACAAGACCTGTTGTTTCATTAATTGAAGCAGTAAGATTTGTTGGTGTAATTTCAGGATCTAAATAAAAAGTTAATCCAGAAGTAATATAAGATGCACCTCTTGCAACTTGCATAGTAGTATAGAATGGTAACTGGTTATTAGGTGATAAAACCCCAGCGGCTGTATATCGAAGAGTTTTATTTTCATTAGTAAGTGTAGCATTATAACTATCATCACCATCTTTAACAGAGAATATAGTTACTTGATCATAAACATTTACAGTTGGATCAGTAGATGAGGTTACTATAACTTTTACTAATTTTGGTTGACCAATATACTTAGGTACTGAATATGTAGCTACAGTCCCTGAAGGAACAACCTCAACAGTATCTACAAACCAAGTATATCTTGGATTTTCAATACCTTCTGCAGATGCAGTGAATTCGATAGTTGCAGGAAATACATCAGCTAATGAAGTCGTATTCTTAGGCTGAATAAATGCAATACCATTGGAAGTAAGATTTACTACTGGGGCATCTAAACCATCAGCACCATCTGCTGCTTTATTAATTACAATTTTCTTCTCATGTATAGAACCATCAGACGTTACTGTAGCTCTAATTATTGCAGAGCCAACACGAGAAATAAGAGGTCCTGTAAATTGACTTACAGTTACTATTCCTGTACTTGCATTAACTGAAACATTTAAATTAACTGGTGTTCCAACAACTGAGAAAGATACTGTATTTGTATTTGCTGGAGTTGTAATAGTATTAGCAATATTTGAAGTACCACGGAATAATAACGGAGTCATTATTAATGGTAAAAAGTCAGGAAGGATATTTCCATCTGGATCAGTACCAATAGTTCTATTAGCATCTACATAATCAAAGTTATAAGCATTACTACCATCTTTTACACTATACATTGTAATGCTATCAAAACGTCTAATATTAGTATCCGTTGATTCGTATACTTCTACACTAATATTTCTAGTCTGACCACTTGGAAAAGCAAGAAGGTTAATCATACTAGTGGTATTAGATACCCCAGGATTAACCCCATCTATATCCCATACATAACGAGGATCATCAAATGCTTCTTCTCTTGCATAAATATTAATTGAAGCGTAATCAGGATTATTTGAATTAGAAGGATAAACAAAAGCTAATCTATCAGGGTCTAATGTAACAATTCTAGTAGCTGCAGCAGTTGATTTAGCTATTCTTAATGTAATACTTAATGTTAAACTTGCGGCTGTAATAGTAGCATCAATATCTACTCTAGCATAGGGATCATCAACCGCAGTAATTGTGAAAACACCATTTGTAGTTGTGTTACTTTGTAATGTACAACCAACTGGATTTAATGTATATACTATACCAGTTGTTACAGGTGTGGCCCCTTTATAAACATCAATAGTTATAGCTTGTGGTAATTGACCTGCCTCTGGAACTCCATCTGAATTACAAGTTAAATTTAAAGATGCTTCAGATAAACCGATAGCATAAGAATCAGAACCAGCATTAATAAAATATACTGTTTCAAAATCCTCTAGAAAAGTTGTACTTGTACCTTCGGTTACCCTAACTTTAATATCTTTAGTTGGTACATCAATAAAGCTTGGTAAGCTAAATGTAGCTGATGTTTGTCCAGCTTGTAAAACTTCGTTAATATACCATTTATAGTTAGGTGCATCAAAACCAGTTACATTAACTGAAAATAAGATTGCTGTTGGAGCGATAACACTACTATTAGCTTGTTTTACGAATGCTCTACCACTACCTTTTAATTTAACAGATTTGCCTGAGAATGCAGTAGCAAATATTGGAGATACAACCCCAGTTACAGCAATATCTGATAATTTACCACCCTTACTTAATGCTCTTACACCAAAAATTGTTTGGTCTAAGGTTAATGGAGGTAATATGTATTGAGTGTCTGTTGTACGACCTAGTTCAGTCCAAATTACTTCTCCATTGCCTGTTACATTACCAGGAAAATGATAGTATGTTATATAGCAATCTAGTTTAGATGTATCTGGAATACCAGTCCATTCTAACCTCCCTGATGAGTTTAGAATTTGAGCTGTTTCAGCTATGTATAGTAAATTAGATGGAGTTCCAAAATCAAAGGAATAAACATTAAGAGCTTTAATGTATTCATTATCATCTACATTCCATGCTAACTGAGTGTAATCAAACCTAGTAGCATTTATTTCACACACAGCCTCATCTGTAATTTTTACTTCATTAATTCTTAAATAAAGATCTGTATCAACACCTAGTTTAAGTGTTTGACTAGATAACTTAATAAAATCACCTGGCTCTAAGAACTTATCTTTAATTACATATTTAAACTTAATACCAAAGGCTGTCCTACTTGTTCTAACAAGTTCTTCTGCTTTTGCTAATGCATGGTAATAGTCTGTAATACCATCAGCAAAAATATCAGTTTCTAAATCTAAATCATTATCTTCTAATTTCATAGCAGTATAAACTGCATTACTATTATTAATAGATATTAGACTAGTATAGTTATCAGATCTTGTGGTCCAATAAATAAATGAACCTTTTGATAATTTTCCAGCAATACCTTTACCTGTACCACCTGAGTCCTGGGCTGTTAATCTAATTCTGTATTCAGTATCTTTAGTTAGAGTCACTGTACCTGTAGTAGTAGCTTGCCAGTCAGTAGCCGCTCCTGAATATAACACTGTACCTGTAGTAGTAGTTATGGAAGCTGTTGCAGAGTTATCACCAGTGAATTCAAAAGTATATGCACCTGTTTCTTTTACAAAGAATTTCCATGTTTGATCAAAAGAAGAACCACTGCCCGACCATACAGAGTATTTCTTAAGCAGAACACCACCTACACTATCATTCCAAGCATCATCTACTGATTGTGGGTATTTAAATCCACCTACTCCTCTTAGAGAAACACCTGTTTCTTTAGGAGGCCATGATACTGTGTCTTCTTTAAAGTTTTCAGATTCATTATGGAATCTTACTGTACAATGATTTAATCTCTCGCTTGAAGTAGGCCAGTTAATACTTACATTATCATCAATAATTAAATCATCATCTGTAAGTGTATTTGCAAGTACAATATTAGAATTAGTTGTTGGGTATTGTATGCTTAGTTTATATTTACCGCCAGACCAAATAAGTCTTGCATCACCCATTGTTGAGAGAATAGATTCAACATTTTCTCTTAGTGGTTTTTGGGTATCAATAATCGCATTACATTCGTAGAGTCTAATAGTTCTAGTATTACTAGTTGTAACTCCCTCAGCACCTAATGTTCCTGTTGTAGGCTTATAAATTTTTCCGCCTATAGATGCATTAGATAATACTGTAGTATCACAAACTAATTTAGCATTATAAAATGATTCTAAATCAATTAAGCTATTATCTAAACCTTTTCCAGATGTATCATCTAACAAATAGTCTAGTAAACATAATGCAGGATTATTAGAATATGCTCTAGTGCTAGAAATAGCATAAGTATAATTACCTACAGAACCTGATCTAGTAATATCTTTAACCTTTTTACCTTCAATAAAGAATTGAACAGTAGGTACACCATTTAAGGCGGGATCATCTCTATCTAGTTTAATACAGACAGAAGCGTAAGCTAATCCTACTTGATCTTTGATCTGAGTAAAAATAGCATTAACTCGTTCTGGATTATTTGCAGTCATAACTGCATCTGCTATTGGTGTATCTCCATAATGCAAATCAATACGTAAACCTGATTTTACTGAACTAGATGTTGTATAAGTGTATGGTACATTTTCACCATCCCCTGCACTTGTAGTTATTGTTTGAGTAGTGGATAGGTCTGGATCATCTAAATACCTAGACTCTTCTAATACTACATCGTATACTCTATTAATTGGACCCTGACACATTGCTTGTTGGAAAAATAGAAATTCATTAGATCTACCTTCTACATTAGTATCAAATCCTGAACTTAGAAATACTTTATCAGAATTAGGAGTAGCCATTACAAAATTGTTAGACGTGTTATGATAAGACCTAACACCACCAATTTTTGCTCTACCATATACTATTGGTAAAGTTACACCTTCACCTTCTACAACTAATTCATAACCTTTACGAGCTTCAGCAGCAGCTTGTGCTTGCTTTCTCATTTTTCTAGCTTGTGTAACTTGATATGCAATAGATGCTAAGGTAATCCAAGTACTAACTGTAAGTCCTAAATAGGTTGCTGCTAATATTGCTGCCATTATTTCTTCCCCCATTTAAGTTGTAATACTCCAGAACCTTCGTATATTTGATCAAAAGAAGTGTCTGAAGAATCTCTGCCAAAAGTAGCATCTTTAGTAGTATAAAAAGCTTTTGTTAGATCAAGATCATTCATTGGACTTGAGCAATTAACATTTAATAATACTTCACCTGTAGTTCCAGTGTTAATACTATATTCTGTACTATCTATTTTTCCACGATATATTGTTAATAGATTAGCAATATCTAACTCTGGTAACTTAGTAGTTTGATTTACAAACCCTAGTTTAACATCTACAAGTTTACCAATTAAACCTGAATCTACACTTGCACCAAATACAAAGGTAGGATCAGCAAAACTTATTTTAAATAATTCTCTATCTACAGTAGATGATAATCTTGGAGTATCGATTTGTACTAGTTTGCCATCATTATAATATGTAGTAACTGGTACAGAATTATTTGTTATAACTACATCCCTATAATATGTAGTTGATCTGTATGTTGTACCTGAAGATACATATACTTCAACTAAATAGAATGCCTCAATAGTTGGTTGAGACAGTATATTTCTAACTGTTGTACTAAATTGAATCATAACTTCTCCAATAACCTTATCTGTCCAGTATCCATCATGATACCATCACTATAAACCATACCCGATACCACATCAGTATCATACAGGCATTGCATTTGAACATCATCTCTATATGTCATTGTACCAGTTGCAGCAGCAACTAATGTAGGGAAAATACTAATCGTACTTGGTGTACCAGTAGTAAATGTAACATTTGTTGTTGTCATATAAACCTTAGAATGATTTGAAAACTTTATAAAAGTACCCTTTGGAATTAAACCAGATAAACCAGATATACTTACTTGTCCAGAACCAATAGTTCCAGTTGCCGTGGCAGTTCCGTTAGCTGTTCTAGCTTTAATTACTCCATAGTTTTGAGGTACAATAATTGTAACTGCTTCAGAATACCCTTTAGTCACTAAATTAACCATTATGTCTTGGGCATTATCCGTATGAGGCTCAAGGCCAGCGTCGATTTCCCAACGTTGAGCACTCCTACGGCTAATAAACCTTTTTAGTGATAGGGTATCTGAAACGAAGACTGGTTGATTACTTCTTACAGTCAACGGTGCTGTAAAACGAGCAATCACCTCTCCATTTTCATAGATACCATACATAATATTACCTTAAACCTTTCTCTCTATTGTGGGAGTTAACCCCCTCAGCAATAGATGGGAGCATTCTATAAATTTCCGATTTTGTCTGACGACTAATATCGCCAGTGATATTTAAATTAACTACTTGTTGACCTTGATTAGACATAGCAGAGGCTACTCTAGCTTGTTGTGCTTCGTTTAGAATTACTTCACCTGCGTGAGCAAGAACTGGTGTAGCGGTACCTGAAGAACCAGGAATAACACCACCTGAAGCAAATCCAGGTAAGAAGCTAAAGAATGAACTAAAACCTGAAAGTCCTTTAGTAAAGAAGTCTCCAATACCACTTCCAAATCCTTTTAGTTTATCAAACATGCCTGTAATACCTCCAGTGCCACCTAATAAATCTTGAGCACCTGCAACTATTGAAACATACATTGGTTTTAGAGGAGATTCTCCTACAGTGCCAAATAGATCTACGCCTAGAGATTCACCTAATGATTTACTAATATCTTTAAATAAAAAGTCATTTAATTGACCAGCAAAAGCATCAGTAACAGTACTAGTAGCAGCATTTAAGAAAGTTTTGCCCCTATCTTTTTCACCAGTAATAGTATTTTTAATTAGGTCTTTACTTGAACCAAGCAATGAAGAACCAATTTGTTTCTTACGATCTTCTTGATCACTAATACCTTGAACGATAGCAAGCTCTTTTTCTAGTACAGCTAATCTCTCTTTATCTAGAGTATTTCCTTGTAGTTTTAAATTGTTTATTTCTTTATTAATATCAGCTATTTTTGTACTTGCAGCTTGAGCTAAACCAAATTCTTTAGGGTCTAATTTTCTTAATAAATCAGTAGGTAGTCCAGTATTAGCACTTATTTGAGAAAATAATTCACCAAATGTTGTTGGTTTAGCTTTAAATTCATCTAGGCTATTTGTAATTGCCTTGATGCTATCTTTAGCTTGATTAATTCTCTTTAGACTTTCTTCTGAAAGTGGATCAGCGCCTTTTTCAAGATCAGCTAATTTCTTTTGCTCTGTACCTAAATCAATTAATAGTTGTTTTACTGTAGTAGCATCTTTTCCAAAACCAGCAATATCAACAATTTTAAAGTCATACTTAGCCTTCTTAAGAATATTAGGTATCTCACCATTTACAAGTATATCAAATCTGTCTTTTACTTCTTCAACAGCTTTAAAATTTTCCTGTAATGCTGCTCTATCTAAAATCTTAAACGTATCACCCTCAGTAACTATTAGTTTCTTACGAGCATCATCTAGGTTATTAAGTTGTGTCCTAATAGCTTCAAACTTACCCGTGTCAGCATCTGTAAATCCTTGGAAGAATTCTTGACCAACAGTAACACCTGTACGACTAGCTAACGATTCTATTTTAGTAACTATATTACGATCTAACGCAGAATCTCTTTGTTTGTTTAATTCCTTAATTTGTCTATCAAATTCAGCAATCATTCCAACATCAAGGGTTGTTAAACCATTAGGATCATTTCTTCTAGTTAGTAGAAATTTATCTTTTTGATCTTGTAAAGTTCTTATCTGAGTAGTAAAGCCTTGTGCATCAAGAATATCTTTTGTAGCTAATCCAGAGGTAAATAGTTCATTAATGTCAATCTTTGATCCACTTTTAGAGATACTATCAGCAAATATTTCAAGAACATTCTTACCTTTGTCTCTCATAATACTAGCATACTCTGCTTCAGTACCTACAATTCTATCAGAAATTTCTTTAGCTCTTTTAGGATCACTTGGTAAACCTGTTATATTAGCCGATAAGCTCTTAAGTAAATTTTTGTCGTTAAAGCTTTGGACTAATAACTCAGACGCACGTTTAGACTCTGCTGGAGATAACATCAAAGACTTCATTAGATCAGCAGAAAGGTTTGTTTTACCAATTTGGAAACTAAAGTTTTCTGTAAAGTCTCTAACCTGAAATTCTTCTTGAATTATCTTCTTAGCTGCGATAGCTTGACGAGCAATAGCCGCCTTATAATTTGGTGGTAATCTTGGATCAGCACTTATAGCATCTGCCTTTTCAAGTTGTTCTCTAAACTTCTCTAGTCTGGCAGTACCTCTTGCCCCAAAAGCATCAATAAGCTCTCTGTTTAAGTTTACACCCAAACCTGATAAAGATTTAGATAAACCTTCATTTCCAGTTAGTCTTTCAATTTCTTTATTAAAATCTCTAAGTGCATCTCTACCCATTAAAAAGGCTTTAGCTAATTTTTCAGCATCAGTTCCTGCTTCTGCCTCGGCTACTTTTGCTTCTTGTAATCTCTTTGTATATACAAATAAAGCGTCTTGTAATACTTTAGCATTATCAGCTCCTGCAAATTTGAAGAAGTCAGGTACACTAATATTTGTACCAGCTATTTTAAATAAGTTTTCAAGTTTCTTTTTAAGAGACCCTGCAGCTTTAGATTGTTCTAACTCAAAGTTTAGATTTTCAACCTTAGCATCAATCTGAACTTGAATAGCTAATGCTTCATCACTACCTTTAGCTTTTTCGCTTAATTGTTTAAATAATGCTTCTAACTCATTTGTAAGTGCATTGACTTGAGCAGGATTATCAAAACCAAATAAATCTTTTAACTCTACCTTAATACCTGCGCCTACTTGGAATTTCTCTAATCCAGCTAATGCTTTCTGTGCATCACCTAATGATGTTTTATATTTGTCAACAGCGGCACGTTCTTCAGCCAGTTTCTTAAACTCAGTACTTAATTTATTAACTTGTTTTCGAGCAAGCTCTAGTTCTAACTCTGATCTTTTAAATCCACCAAATAGTCTTGAGAATATTCCACTAAATCCAGTTAGATTACCAATAGCATTATTAAGTCTATTAAATGCCATTACTGACATTTGTATTTCTTCTGGCTTTAGATATTTGTCAATCTCTTTAAATACATCTACATTAGAAGAAAGTTCTTTGTTTACGTCTCTAGCACGAGAATCATTAAACTTACTAAACTTATCAATTATCTTTTCAAAAGGTAATACAAAGTTCTCAATAGAAAAGCTTGAAAAGAATGGTACTTGTCTATTTAAATCTCTATTCATAAATGCGAATAAAGAACCTGCTTGAATTTCAGCAGCTTTCATAGAGGTAGCTAAATCATCCATGCTACTATTAAATGCGTACTTATCAGCCTTCTTATCAAATAAATCTCTAAGTTTCTGTAGGTCTGCTGTAGTTTCAGCTGTAACAGAACCTAAGTCTTCTTCTTCTTCTTTGGCTCTCTTAATAACTTCAGAGAGTCTAGTAGCTAAACTATTTAATGATTTAGATTGACCTTCGGTTAATTTACTATAGTTAATACCACTAATTTTTCCTGAGAAATCTAATGCTTGACCACCTAATTCAGACTTAGGTAATAATGCCTCTAATTGCTTTTGACCAGATGGTTTCATACGGAATAACTTTGCAAGCTTCTCAATGACATCATCAAGTTTAGCCATGAAGCCATCACCTTCACCAAATAACCATATTGCAATAGCACCAATACCAAGAGTAGCTACAATAGTAATAATGCCTGCTACTGATGTGACTATAAGAGCAATACCCTTAATAACAACTCCTATAGCATATATTATACTACCTACTACACCACCTAGAATACCACCTATAACTAAAATACCACTCATTAACGCTTTAAGACCAGCTGCTGTTTTAGCAAAGAAACCTATCCATCCACCAGTAAGTAATTGTAAAGAACCTGCAAGTACTCCAGTTGCAATACCTGCATAATTGATAGCCATACCTACACCCCAAAGGGCTTTGAGTCCAGCATTACCCATAATACTAAAGGCAGTAACTACATTCTTAAGTGCTCCACCAAAGAATGCCCAACCAGCTGGTGGTAGTAACAAAGCATAAATACCATAGTCACCTACAAAGGAAAGGATAGAATCAAATATATTAGAGGTAATACTAGTTGTCTCAGCTTGAGCGGCATTTGCTGCACCAGTAAACAATGCAAAGATAGAAATTAAAGCACCAGCAATAAATCCCTTTTTACCTTTAAATAGTTTACCAAGTAAGCCTTCAGGTCCAGCCATTCCTTCAACATCTACATTCATCTTATTTAAAACAGATTTAATGTTATCTGTATAAACTTTAGCTCTTAACGCTGGATCAACTCCTTCTTTACCAAGAAGAGAAGTATCAAGTAAACTTTTACTCTTACCAAGATCTTTGAGCTTATCTGCGGCTTTAGAAACAGTTTCTTTAATAGTACTAGAGGCAGATTTTACTTTTTCATCTACCTTTTTCTTTATTGAATCCCCTTCTTCTTTACCGAATAGGAAATCTGTAATACTTATTTTACCTTTAGTGTAGTCTTCTCTATTTTGACCGTTATTAATATTGCCAAGAACTTTACCTACAATGTCTTTTACTTTATTAATCTTGCTAGTTATTTCACTAGCTTTGATATCTCCAAATAAACTAGTAAATAATTTTGTTTTGGATATAGTAGCTGCTGCTGCTAAGGATTGCGTAATAAAGAATTTAAACACAGATGCGAGAGAATCTTTAATAAGTTTACCTGCAACATCCTCACCGAGCATTGCAAGAGTAACTAATGGAATGCCAGCAGCCAAAGCTACGGCCATGCTAACATGATCTGAGAATCCAGAGAATATTAGAGATACACCTGCAACTAAATACTTAAAGTTAGCGCCTAATAGGGCTTGACCTAATAATCCACCACTGTTTGCACTAGAGCCTGCTGATCCAGCAACAAAAGCTAAAAAGCCGCTTACAAATTCTTTAACAACAGATACTTTACTAAGTATAGTAGCAATACCTGCTCCAACTAAAATAGTACCTAGTAAGCCTGAATCCCCTACACTAAAGAAAGAGAAAAGACTAGAGATAGCAGAGCCAATAATACCAAACTGTTCTAGGAATGCTTTTCCAAATGCATCAGCAAATGTTACTAATTGACCTAGTAATTCAGGAATAGCTTCTATAGCTTCTCTTAGATAGAACCCAATAATAGATCCTGCAGTTTCACCAATTTCTTTAAATATATTAGCGTCAAATGCTTCGTATAATGCTTCTCCTATTTTTGGGATTAATGCTGCTTTGATTAATATTGCAGCACCCGAAAAGAATGCGGCAAATGTAGCAGGAGCTACTAATGCAACAATAGCAGCTAATACAAACACATCGGCAATATTCTTGAATACTGCGCCAAGTTCTTTGAGTGGTAGGCTAGAGATCATTTCCCTAACATCTATCTTTTCTATCTTAAGCTTTACTTTAGCTACAGTATCTTTTAGAGTATCTTTAACAGTACTACCAATGCTACTGTTACCAATTGTATCTCTTGTGTCTAATCCTTTTGCTGTAATTTTAGTAAAAAGATCTTTAGTACTATTTTTCAAATCAGAGAAAGAAGCTTTAACTTTCTTTGTAAATGCGTCTATCTTTGTTGTGCCTTCTGTGTATAACTTATCAGCCCAACGTAATACACCATCAACCATATCTGGCCAGTAAGAATTACCTACTACTTTATCGTATATATCAAAAAAGTAACCCTTAATTTTAGTAGCAAAGTCTCGTATAAAACCTTCTACTTTACTTAACTTGGTAAAAATACTATCTTCAATTTTGCTACTCATATAAAGCATATAGCCTACAATAGCAATAACAGTATTTTCGATAACAGCTCTTACTTCTGCAAATGCAGTAACAAATCCGTATAATGAGCCAATTGCTACGTCTAGGCCTAGCAAGTTAGACACTAGTAATTTGAGACCAGCAACACCTTTGACTTGGAGTATAGCGAATGTTTCCAATAGACTAGGGTTTAAACCAAGTAAACTCCTAGTAAGATAGATTAAATTAGTTGTAAATTCTGCAATATAAGTTAACGAGAGTACTACTGCAGGTGCAAAGAATCTCTGAATAGTATAGCTTAAGATCTGTAATGATTGTAGACCTAATTCAAGAAACCTATCAAAACGTATATTAGAAAATTCAATAAGTGGATTACTAGCAATACCTAATGCAGCACCAAATGTTTTTAGTACAGCTACACCTTGATAAAGAGGAGTTACAAAGAAGTCTCTAAATCCTACTGAGAAAGCTAAGAATCCAAAGAAATTATTTGGATCTAAACCCTTTGCAAGTTTATTTATATTACTTGTAAATTCTACTACTGATTTTGAATTAAAAATATCACCAATAGTTCTTGAAGTTCTAGTATCACCAAAGGCTACGAATAGACCTAATTGCTCGACTACACCTCTAACTAATTTTCTAAATTCAAATACACTATCATAAAAGGCTAAGAAAGAGATTCTTAGTCTTTCAAAGAAAAATGAGTTTGCCAACACTGTTAATGGCGTTGTAAATGTACGAATAACAGGTACAATAGCACTAATGTTTCTACCTACGGCAGAGAATAAATTTCCAAAAGCATTAATAACTAATTTTGCATCTCTAACTGTTTGACCAAATCTTGAACTTAAAATAGTAAAGTATACATCAGCAACTTCTGCTAAATTTGTTATGTATATTGAAATTCTATTTATGTTTCCACCAAGTATTTGTGAAAGTCCACTTGATTTAGATATCTCAGATAACAAAAGATTTACGGAATCTTTTAGTCTAATAATTGATTGTTCAAAAGTAGGAGCTAGTGTTTCAAATTCACTATTTAATTTATCTGTTTGACTTAGTAATGCTTTAAATACTACATCACTTGTTAATCTACCCTCTTCAGCTAGCTTTCTTAGTTCTCCAATAGAAGAACCAATTCCATCAGCAATAGCCTGTGCAATTCTAGGGGTTTGTTCTAGAACTGAGTTTAATTCCTCGCCACGTAATTGTCCAGAAGCAAGACCTTGCCCTAACTGAATTAAAGCGGCTCTTGCAGACTCACCAGCAGTACCAGAAATAGTAACTGCCTTTTGTACGTTCTCAGTAGCTTGTAATAGTTGTTTTGTAGATGCACCTGCATTCTTTAATGAAGAACCAAATTTATTAAATACACCTACTGTACCTTCCAATGAGCTTCTAGTCTTTACCGATAGAGCCAATAACTGGGATTGTACAACAACTAATTCTTTAGTCCTACCTACAACTAGAGCAATTCTATTCTCTAAATTTGTGAAGGTATCTGAAGCTCTAGTAATACTGTTAACTGCACCGAATGCAGCAAATGCAGCTGTAACACTAGTTGCAAGACCAGCTAATGTTCTAGTAGCGGAAGTCGTTGTCTTTTCTATTTTACCTACTGATGTAGAAAGTTTGTCTAAGTCCCTTTGTGCTTGTGACGAGTCAGACGTGACTTTCAATGCGATATCTGACATAAAATCTCCTTAAAAAAATGCCCTAAGATATATCACGAATAGTGTGATGCATCAAAGGGCAAAAAAATTATATTATAGTGGGTTCGAAACCACTTTTCATTAAAGTTTGTTCAATGAAATATGATGGTGCCTGTTTCGACCATCCAGCATTTAAATATGTAATATACTCAGCATCATTATTAATATAATGACTACTTTCGGTTAAGCTAATCAAAAATTTATTTGATAGTGAAAAGGAGATTTTGAATGACTCTTGTTTATAAGAAGTCCATCTACTTGCAGCATATCCTGTATCTTTTGGAGTAACTCTTTTGAGTTCTTCTATAGCAGTTTCAACAGCATTATCTATTATCTTGTTAGTTGAATCTTCTAATGCATTTGATATCTTTTTATCTAATGCCTTATTGACATTAAGTTTAATTTTTATCAATTGTAACCTCCCATGGGATACCATTATCTGCTGCAGCCATTTGAAGTTTATTCAATAATCCTGAGCTAATAATAGAATTTGCAAGTCTACTCTCATCTTCATTATTAGCTCTTTTAATAGCAGCTAATGAAGCAAATAGTCTCTCGGGTTTTTCTTTAACCCCTTGTGCCTGTAATAACATATAAGTACGCTGGTCATCTTGCCAACCAACAGGTCTCTCTCTAAAATATTCGAACCAACCTAATAGTTCTTCATAGGGCATTTCTTTAAGTAGTCTATAAACTGGCATATGTAGTTTAAATGCCAAGTCATAGACTTCTATCATTTCCTTATCTAATGTTATTTGCCCTGATTCACGTTTCCCAATCCAGAGAATGTGAGTACTTCATTAGACAGACGAGATAGCTCATCGACAGGAAATGCACTGAAATCTTCAGTTGATAACTGATCTGCTCCATCAACGGAACAACCAATCACATACTGTAATAGTTGGATACTTGCATTTTCATCTTCTCCAACAGCTTTTGACTTTTCTTGAATCTCCATAACTTGAGATACAGAAAGCTTCTTAATTGTAACGTCTTCACCCATAAATTTGGTTTTCTTAGACATTACTTTTCCAACGAGATGTTTCATTTTATATTCCTTACTTTTATTTACTATCATTAAATAACTGTTTGTTATTTTCTTGGAAGTCATCGAGTACTTTACGTACTGTATGTAACACAGATAATGTTTCCATGATCTCTCTACCTACTTCACTATTCTTGTCAAAATCTTGAAATCTTTCAAATGATTTACGAATACTAATATCAACACTACGTCTCATATGACGAAATGTAGTCTTCATAACAAATGATTTACTGAATGGTGGTTTATCTTGATTGTTATCAATCATAATTATCCTTAATATATACTATAAATACAACCAAGGGGAGCCTCAGATCTCTCTTTAGCGTCCCCTGGTAAATGGACTAGAAACTAGCCCAAATTGTCATTAGACGAGACCAACAGTCGCAGGACCGAAGAAGCCGCCTTGTGAAGACAATGTTAGTGTAGCTTGGTTAGCATCTGTTAACTGTGGGCTAACTAATAGAGCTTCGATTTTACCAACGAAGTAGAAGTTAGAGTTGTCAACAGAACCTAGACCAGTAGAACCTGCAGTGGTGCTTAGACCAGCTGGTTTAGCATTTAGCATAGAAAACTGGAAAGCATAAATCTTACCATTACCTACTAAAGCACCTAATGCTGAGGATGGTGCCCAGTCAGCAGGAATGTAGTTTAGAGTAATTTCTAAGTTAGGTGAATCAGACTGGCCTTGAATTTGGCTAGAAGTCTTTTGACCATAAACAGGTACGTTAACGATGTTAGCTGGTGTACCGATTTGTGGGAATTCACGGACGTTCTTAATTTCAGTGAAAGAACCAGTAGTAGCAAACTTAGCTACTAGTTCTGCTAATGTATCTACAGTTGTGAGATCAGTAATCTCAGTTGTATTTACGGCCATTGCTGAGAAAATACCAGCTCCGATTGATGTAATATGTGCCATGTGTTTTAATCTCCATAAGCTTTAAAATTTATTGAATAATCACCACGATAAAGAGATTTATCTGCGGGATCAAGGCCAAGCTTCATTACTGTGCTTGCGCCAAATTGGGTTCCATTTGTCAAAGTCTTACCTTGAAATAAGGAATCTATAGTATCAGCAATAGTGAACAATTCTGCATCACCATTACCTGCCTTGACAAAGATTGATAGTATTAACATACCTGAGAATTTTTTCTTAAACCCATGAGCATCAACAGTGCCTCTTCCTGGTAGAATACTAATTCTAATAAAAGAAGTAGTAGTATCTATTGTTCCACTATAGTTGGCAGGATAAGCTTTGTATCCAGTTGTTGTCCATGCGCTTGAAGCGAATAAACCATATATGTCTGACTTTAATTTACTATACATACTCATATTATACTCCTGCTAATGAGAGTACAACAACAAACTCATCTTTTGAAATAACGTTACAACCATATTCTACATTATCAACGGTTACCCGTGAATAGCTATCGAAGTTAATTGCAGGATTACTTTTAATTGTGAGTGAAGTTGTAGTAACAGGAATACCAGACTCAAAGGACTTACTAGTACCTAAAAAGCCTTGAGCGGTGTATGTCTGATCCGTTTTTACAATCGAACCAGTAGCAAAATTAAATCCACTGACGATCTTGTTGTCAAAAGTAGCAGTAACCGAAAGATCCTTTAATTTTTCAAAGGCAGTATCCACGGATTTTTGTACTTTTGATTTGAGGGACATTTAGTTTGCCCTCCACCATTGAGTAGAACCTTGGTTTACTAAAAGTGGTTTTAGGTATTTTCTAACAATACTAGGAACTACTGGAGTTCTAGTTGTGTCATTATTACTATCTTTCAATGTAATAGTACCAATTGAAATTTCTTCAAAGTTTTGTGTTTTATTATCTAACAAATTTTCATTGGATAATAAATGATGAGCCATTTCTAAAACAGCCTGTTTCATTCTCTTTGGAATTTCACTCACACTAAAGTTAACTTCTTGTCCTAATCTAGGATCAAAAATATAAGCCCCTTTACGAGGCCACGCAAGACTCTGTGTGGAACTGACAGCAACACCGATAAATTGATTTTCATCAAGTATAAGAGTTGCAGTCACTAATGCTGACTCCTGGTCGTCGTCTTGAGCATTTAACCATGCACCCGCATCAATGCGAGTATCAAAGTATGCATCAGCTTCGGCCATAGTTACATATGTGTTTGTACCTAGGACTAGTGCCATCAGTTCCTCCTAATAGATTAAGCGTGGAGAATAGGTAGAATACCTAAGTTCAATGCACTCATCTTACGTGCCCATGAACCAGCAGTTGCAAAAGCAGTGTTGGTAGCAAAAGCGTTAGTAGCGCCAGCCCAGTCGTAACCCATTGGATGTACAACGAAGCCATAACGATACCAGATAGATGTAGAACCACCACCAGTGTAGGAAGCAGCAGAGCGGTCAACTTCAACAGGTGTAGGAACAGCAATATTTGTAAAGCTGATAGCGCCTGGCTTGCAAATGAATGTAGTCTTAGTAGAACGATCATTTACGTTAGCAGA